CGTTGCAGTTTCTGTGCAGTGCGACTTCTACATCAAGCGCCCAAAGGGTCACCGCAAGACATGGACGCACCCGCCAACGAAGCCGGATATAGACAAGCTGTGCAGGGCAACCCTGGACGCGCTGACGGGCATCCTGTTTGCGGACGATGGGCAGGTTGTGGGCCTGAAGGCGGTAAAGCACTACGGGCTGCCAGAACGTGCGCTGATTTCAGTCGAGAAGGTGGATGGATGACGCGCTTTGTGGTGATCTGGAGCCTCAAGTGCGGCAGCATTGACCCACCTGAGCCGCTGGACGCCGAGGGACAGCGCGCGGCTAACCTGGAAGCTGAGAGCTACACCGTAGCGCCTTACCAATCTGTGCGGTACCTGCGCATGACCGCAGAGCAGGCGTGGATCGAGAGTCTGAGCGCATAATCAAACCCGCGAAATTGCGCACAACCGAAAGGATGGAAAATATGCCAGAGATTACCGAAGCGCGTCTCAAGGAATTAATTGAGGCTGAAGAAAAATTGAGCGCTCTCGAAAATATGGGAGTAGACAATTGGGAAGGCTATTCAGATGCGATGAGTGAACTAAGGGAATACCGTGCATCGAAGAAAGAGGGCGAAAAGTGAATAAACCCGAACTTGACGCAGAGACAATCGAGGCCGCCGCAGCGCGAGTTGCAGCGATGAACCTGAGCGCAGACAAACCCTCCTTCGCAGCAGAGATCAATGCAATCCGCGAGGAGACCAAAGACCTGCCTCCGCTGGATACATCCCACAACAGCAAGCCCACCAAGCCGGAGCGCAAGACCATCACCGTCGATCTGACCGACTGCCCGGAGGTCTACGCGCGCATCAAGCAGCTCGCAGAGGCCGACGACCGCACCCTGGCGATGTGGCTGAAACGCTACCTGCGCAAAGAACACGGCGCAGCGGTGACGAAGTGAAGCCGCGCCGCAAGCCCCTGGTGGGCCGCAAGATACCGTGCAACCATTGCGGCCACCGCACAGTGCAAGGCGCGGCCCGCGTGCGGCGCAAGGTGCTGTTCTTCTTCTGCCCGGACTGCTGGACGAAGAAGCACGCGGACTGCAACGCGCTGATCGTCAAGGTGACCGCATAACTCACGCGATGGAATTCGCAGAAATGAGACAGAAATGAAAGCTCCCAAAGTAGACCTGTTCACGATTTGCCGGGGCGCTGCGCATCCGCTTTTCCAGAACGCTCTGGAGGCGGTCAACGCGAACATCAAAGACCCAAACACGCTGCTCGACAAGCACCGCAAGATTTCCCTGACTTTCGAGTTTGTCCCATACAAGGACCGCTCCGGGGCCGCTGTCGTGTGCTCGGTTGACACCAAACTGTCACCGGTCAATGGTGTGGACTCCACCATCTACCTCAAGAAGATTGACGGCGTTATCGAAGCCTTTACGCAGGACACCAGCCAAATCGACCTGTTTGAAGGGGAAACCGAAGCAGAACAACAGCAGAAAGAGACGGTGTAATTTGGACCAATCCGCAGAATTCATTCAGAAAATCGTTGACCTTGCGCCCGCAACGCAGATCCAAATTCATGGTCTGCCTTATGGGACGCGCGCCCTCACGCTTATTCCCACCCCATCGGCTCCGGCGCTCTCTGTCGGCACGCTGGATGGATTTGTCAACTTGCTCGAATCTGGCGTGGATGGCTTCGAAGTTGCTGGGAGTTTGATCCACATCACAACCTTTGGCCGCGTGGATCTCGTTCAGCGCAAAGCGGACAGCTACGGCCGCCGCATTGCACACGTGACCGCGGTACTGACCGAGGGCGTAACCACCTTCCCATATTTCAATCGATTTGGGACGCAAGAAGACTTCATCATCGGCCTGCAATCCCACTTCCAGAGCACCCCTGACCTCGCCGGACTGCTCGACCTCGCCAGCCACATCACCGGCAAGGAAACCGTGAAGCAGGTAGACAGCGGAATCACTCAGGAGGTAACCGTCCAGCGCGGTTCCGCCTTCAAGGAAAGCGTCGAAGTAAAGGCGCGCGTCACACTGAAACCTTTCCGCACGTTCCGCGAACTGGATCAGCCGGCCAGCGATTTCATTTTTCGCGTGAAGGATGGGGCGCAGTTGGCGCTATTCGAAGCGGACGGCGGGGCCTGGAAGATTGCGGCTATTGGGATGATTTCCGAATGGCTGCGCAACCGCATCAAAACGTCCGAAGTGGCTGAACTGGCGAATCTGCCAATTATCAGCTAGGCAACCTACACGCAAACCGGGCGGGAATCAGCGCAGTATCCCGCCCAGCATTTTGTCCAAGACAGTCCGCGACCAAAGGTGCAAACTGATCCTGTCCGCCGCGCCTGCGAAGGACTACGGCGCTCTGCCTGCTCAGCGGAGCCGAAAGTGGCAGAGGAGAGTTTCTAAGGCTCTCCTCGCCAGCCCCACTTAGAAGGGAACGAAATGAACCGATGGTTCAGGATGTACGCGGAATTCGCCACCGACCCAAAAATTCGCACTATGAGTGATTCCCTACAGATCCGGCTTATTCGCCTGTTTTGCCTGCGCAGCTCTGGACTCACCGAAAAGCTTTCCTGTGACGAGTTGAAATATGGAATTGGATGTAACGATGATGAAACGTTTCATGAAACAAAATCATCGTTTCAAGCGAAGGGTTTTATCGATGAAAATTGGGCTGTTTTGAACTGGAATAAGCGCCAATTTGTGTCGGACTCAAGCACGGAAAGGGTCAACAAATTCCGCGCAAAACAAGCGTTGAAACAGTCTGAAACGTTTCTGAAACGCGATGAAACGCAAAATGAAACGCACCAGAACAGAACAGAACAGAACAGAATAGAACAGAAAAAGACTATTGCGCGGAGCGTTCCGCCGGAAGAACTGGCAGGAACCCTTCCGCTACTCGGAGGGGATATGTACGAGATTTCCAAGCAGCAAATGGCCGAATGGCAGCAGGCGTTTCCGGGCGTAGATGTGAAATCAGAGCTGAAGCGGACGAAAGTCTGGATGGACGCTAACCCCACACGGAAGAAAACTCGGAAGGGAATAAACCGGGCTATCGTTTCATGGCTTACGCGATCGCAGGATAGCGGCAGAACAATCACCAACGGAGGCACCAATGGAAAACAAACTGGAAAGATCGAATCAAATCTCGAAATCCTCGCAGCCTGCCGGGCGAGTCTTGAAAATAATGGACGCACTGACGGAAGTGCATTGCTATCGCGGGGCGCAGATGAACGAGATGTACCTCAACCTGATGAGCGCTAGACTTGCGCAGGAAGACCTAGCGCGAGTGTTCCGGGCGCTGAAGGATCTAGGGGAGCGCCCGCGCAAAGATGGAGAGTCCGCGCTGCTTGACCTTGGCACGATCCTCGGGGAGATGAACTCGAAGCCGCGCATACTGAGTGCGCCAGGTAGTGCGGCATGACCGACCAAACGCTAGACGCAGGTATGCCCTGCAACACACAAGCCGAGCAAACTATCCTTGGCGCGATCATGCTCGAAAACCAAGCCTTCTACGAGGCGCAAGAGTCCGGCATAGAGGCGCAGGACTTCTTTCTCGACAGCCACCAGCGCACATGGTCCGCAATGTGCCGCTTGATGGACGCACAGAAGCCTGTTGACCTCGTGACCCTTGCGCACGAACTGAGAGGCACCAAGGAGCTCGCATCGGTCGGCGGCGTGTCTTTTATCGCGGCGCTCACTGAGGGGCTTCCGCGCAGGCCAGTAATCGCCGAATACCTCCACATCGTGCGCGACAAGTCACTAGCGCGTCGCCTGATGCAGATTGCCGGGGCTGTGCAGGGACGCGCTGCGGACGGTGGAACTCCAGCGCAGGATTTAGCGGGGGAAATGTCAGACGCGGTTCTGGAGGCATCCTCGCGCGTTTCCAGCCACGGGCGGCAGATCGACGCTATCGTGGTCGAGGACGCGATGCGGTTCGAGGCTCAGGCCGACGCGCCGTTTACCGGGATTCTTGGCGCCAGCCTGTTTACGCCAGAGCTTTCGCGCATCACAGCCGGCCTGCAAGACAATGAGCTTTGCCTGATTTGCGCACGCCCAGGGCAAGGCAAGACTGAGACAGCAATCCAGATCGCGGTAGAGAATGCGCGGAATGGGCTACGCGTTCATTTTCAGTCAATGGAGATGAAAAGCTGGCAGCTTGTGCGCCGGATGCTGCGCTACATGGCGCGGATACCAGTTTCACATATGCGTGATCCTCGGTGCTTGCGGCCGGAAGAGCGCCAGGCGATCCGCAACGCCCGCGAAGAACTTCTAGACCTGCCGATTTTCATTGATGACACGCACGAACTGACGTGCAGCGATTACCGATCCCGCGCGGTATTGGCCACTAAGCGCTGGAAGGCGGATCTGATCCTCGTGGACTATGCGCAGCTTCTTATCGTGCCCACGGCGAAGGGTGACGCGATCAAGGCCGCGCCAAAGCAAGCGGAGACGTTGCGGCACATCGCCCGCGACTACTGCCGCACGATTGCGCTGGCGCAGTTGCGCCGCAGCCCACCGAATGACCTGAACCTGTACCCCGACATTGAGATGATCTTCGGCGCAAGCCAGTTCGAGCAGGCCGCGCAGATGATCCTATTGCTACACCGTGAGCGCAAAGAGAAGCGCTACACCGGAGAGGACTTCTGCTTTATCGGCAAGATGCGCGAACTCCAATGGATAGAACCGATTGGGATTAAGGCGAATCCGTGGGGTGGATTCGTGGACCGCTACGAGAGCGGAAGTTCAAGCACATGGCACGACAAGGAGGATTGATGAAAAGTGATCAGATTTTGATTGAGTACGCGCAGTTGGTTTTAGCGATCAGGGAGCAGAGTAATGTACTTATGCGAAAGTGCCAAGAATCTAGCGAGCCGGACTATAGCTGCGGAGATCCAGGTCAGGATTCTTGCCTGAGTGAGTTTTTTTCGCAGGTTTCCGAATGCCGCGCTGGCGGGCCAGGCGGTCTAGAGTTGAGTTTCCAGGCGACGCGCGCAGAGGTGATCGAAGATATTGAAATGTGTGATGTATGCAAGGAGAAACTTACAGCGCTAGAAACTCGCCGCGATCTGCGCAGAAAGATGGGGGCGATGAAACGCCGCATGGAAGCGGCCGGAAAAAGGCTAATGAGGGAGGACTGATATGTTGATCGGGAGCGACTTTATCGTGGGTATTGCGCTGAAACCATGCGCTTGCTCTGAATGTGGAAAGCGTATCGCAAAGGGTGACCACATGCTTGAATCTGTGCGCTTTGGGAAGGTTCAGAAGCGCGTCTGCAGTGAGCACTGCCGCCTAAACTTCGATGATGCTTTTTGGCAGGATCGCGCTGACCGGCGCGAACGGGGTGAACTGTGATGTGCGTAGAAATGAAATTGATTCACATGGCCGAGGCTCATGCAAGAGACTGGCTTGCCAACACGCGACGAGGTGAGATGCCCTCAAAAGACTTGCAGGCGCTCTACGCGCAGTGGGCGCTCGTTGCCCAGCGTATGCAGGCGGTACACGCGATGAACTGCGCAGAGTGCCAGAAAGAAGAGGTGAGCAGTGAGTGAGCATAACCAGCATTACTTCGATTCGGATACCGGGATGGCAGAATGTGAGTGCTGTTGTGGGTGGGCGCTCGACTTGGAGCGCGAACGCAAAGACCACACCGAAGAAATCAAACGAAAGGACGATGCGCTGGTTACATTGGCGCAACAGCACGCACAAAGCGGGGTAGATATGGCGCGGATCGAAGCGCTGGCCAAGCAACTGGCGAGTGCTTTAGATGGAGTTATGATGGCGGCAGACCTTCCGGGCGACCATTGCGAATATGAGGACACAAAGCCAATTGCAGTCGAAGCCTTATATGCATGGCTAAACCACAACAACCAGAATCCGAAGTAGATTATTCCTTGTCAGACTCGCGCATAGCTTCGCAATGGCATGGCACTCCAGCGCATAGAACGCACGGTAGGTGGTCGCCGATGAGCCGGGGCCACCTAACGGGCTGCGGAAGTCGAGCGGGGCGTTGCTTGTGGGTTGTAGTGCGGAAAATCATGCGTTGACTGGGCCGGGAGGCTTGCCAAACGGGTACGGCTTGTCTGCTGGCTTCGGCTTTACGCTGGTCTTCTTTACGATCTTTTTGGGCATTTAGTTTTCTCCTTCTGTGGTCTGCGTGTTCCTGTTCATAGAATACGCTGGATCAGATTGCCCAGTCGAATTCTTTTGTCTAATCTCCGACTTGTGCACAGTCTCCCACTCCTGCACAATCTGGTAAATGTCCGACGCGTAATAAATAACTCGCATGCCCACCCAGCTTGCAGGCGGCAGGCAGATCACCGTGAGTATGCCGGCAATGGCGATCCGGTTTGAGCGCCTTTCCTTCCTCCGCTCATCGGCGCGCGCCTCCCGCTCTTTGCGCTCTGCTTCCTGCTTCTTCTCGGCCGATTCGCGTTCCTGGCGCACTGCGCGATATTCGGTGTAGAATTCGCGGGACTCTACCTGAAACGCGCGAAAGTTAGAGACGCCCCGCATGAGTTCTTTGATTTGCTCTGTGTGCGTTGCGAGTTGCTCTGCCATCTGCCCGGGCGTCATGCGATTCCTTTCATTTGCGTCCTTCGCATTCAGGTAACGAAGCGCATATCTAGCTTAGATCACAGACATGAATTGAATCCACTGGAGGGCATAGCTTCAATACAAGATCGTCCAGGCGAGTACGCGTGGGAAGGTTCCGCCTGATGTGAGCGAAATAGACCAGTTCCCTCCACACCCTGAACAGCCTGAATTAAATAGAATCTGTGCGGCTCCAAGGCCCGTTATCCCAGATGTTCCGAGTAGCTGTGTTCCCCCGTTGGGGTCGATTACGAAAGCGGCGCTTCCACCGCTCGTGTTATCCCGCACATGCAATATGCCGCTGGATGATCCAGTTCCGGGCATCAGGTAATTGGTTACAGGCGAGATGACTGTGGTCGCAATGGCTCCCCGGTAGATTCCAGTGGCCCCACAGTTGGTCCCGTTCGATTGGCAGATCTTGTTCGAATCGGAAATATAGGTCCCCGATGGTGCTGCATTGCCTGGCCCAAACGAAAGACCAGATCCCTCTTGTATCTGCAGAGAGTTATACGTTCCGGCCCCGTTCTTCACGAGCAGGTCGGTTCCAGAAGCTGTATCCCCGATGATCTGAACTGGGGCTCCGTTGCCCATCAAGGGATAGCCGAGGATCGCATGAACGCCGTCCATCCCAATTGGGTTTATCTGGATCAAAGCGCCGCCTGACACCGATGCGCCTACATTTCCCCTGAAACTGTTGTAGCCTGTAGCGAAAACAGTCGTTCCGGAGAGGGTGCTTGTGAATGTCGGCGGTGCCCCACCGTTTCCCGCGTCCTCCCAATTCTTGATAGTGAAGAGTCCATACAAGAAAGACGATCTGTTTTGGTTGTACGAATACACGTTGGAAATGGTCGAATGGTTCATCTGCGAGTACATCAAGAAGGCCGTGTTTCCGTCTGTTCCGGCTCCGTTGACGATGTGGATATTATCCAGCAGTGAGTACTCAACCGTACCCGACGATCCTGCGAATCCGATCCCGGTGGAGAAACCAGACCCCAGGGCGGGAATATGAAGTTGATAAATGGCCGCGTGGCTGATCGTCACGTCATTGATCGCACCGACGCCAAATGTGGAATTCAAGAGGAAGTAGACTCCATAAGGAAGTCCAATGGCGCTCAGATTTGAAACGTGCACCCTACTGACAGATCCAGCGGCCTCAGCATCAATTATCAGGCCAGATGTGGTGTCTCCATTTGCGACATATCCCAGGAAGAGTGTGTCAAGCTGAATATCTCCGACGGAAGGGGTATAAGTATCTTCTTTTATAATGACGTCATCCGTGCTGTGACCATAGGAAGAAATATCAGACCCGATGACGTTTGTCGCTTTAATAGCAACGCCGTGCACACCATACACGGCCTTGATGTTATTGATCTTCACGTCATTATAATGCTCCACGCGGATGGCATGGAAAAGCGCAGATGCACTGCTATTCAGTGACGACACATTCAGTAGAGTCGCTCCCTGGAGGATAGGATCGGAAGGGTTCGAACATGTTGCCCCACAAAGAGCAATTCCATCTCCCGCCGTGCCACCTCCAGCGACATATGCAGACCCCGTATCGAAACCAAGATCCTTGATCGTCACATTCGACGCACAAAACAAAACCTGTCCTTGGATAATCGTTCCGCCGACCAGCGCCGTATACCCGCTGTTATATTGAGGCATCCCTTCGCCCTGGAGCACAACATTCGGCGTGGTAACACAGCTTGACACCCCTGAAGTGTAAGTCGCAGAAAGAAACTGCACAGTTCCCCCGGCTCCCGGCAAGAGGGCAATACATTGAGCGACGGTATTTGTCGTTGGGCAGATCACGACGTCGTTTATAGTCGCAGCCGCGACGGTGCCTGAGACGTTGAGGTTGCCGGTGATCGTGCAATTCCCGGGACCCGCGCCGCAGCCGTTGATGGTAGTGTTAGCGCCAATC